AAGTATTTCTATACAAGTATGGAAAGAAAATCTTTGACAAACTTACTGCAGCAATGCAACCTGAGTTTGAAGATGAAGAAGCAATTGATCCATTTGATTTTTGGCAAGGTGCTAACTTCAAGTTAAAGGCAAAGAATGTTGCAGGATACAGAAACTATGATAGTTCTGAATTTGCAGCACAAAGTCCTCTACTTGATGACGATGATGCAATGGAATCACTCTGGAAAAAACAGTTCTCACTTGCTGAGATTGTTGCACCAGACCAGTTCAAGACATATGATGAATTAAAGACTCGTCTAGATTATGTTCTTGGAAACAAGAAGTCCGCTGCACCACAGTTTGAAGAGGAAGATACTGATCGTGGAGAAGCAGAAGAGTTTGTAACTGCTGCTGTTTCAAAACCAACTCCTTCTAAAACAGAAGAAGATGACGATGCACTATCATACTTCGCTAAACTCGCAGAAGAATAATTATTTTAAATATTTTTTTAATTTAAAAATTCTTCTTACACTAATACCTTTTCTAGAGAGTTGTTCACACAACTCTTTTTTTTGTTCGGTATCATATAACATATTATCAATATTAAATTCATCCTCTGGAAAAGGAAATGGTGCGATTAGTTTACTCATGATGATATACCTGTCCCTTTTCTTAAAGCATCTACGTAAGGAGAGACATTTGTCTTAAAATCTGCTCCTTCTCTACTTAATTCCTCTCTCCAATTTTTTGGTTCGGGAGTATTACCCTTATCATCACAAAAATTTCTGATAAAAGTTGCTCTATCCTTTATCTCATCCATTGATGGATATTCTGGATATTCTGGTAAATCAGGTAAATCTGGGAATGTGGGATATTCCATTGAACCAAGTTTACCATCTTCTTTTAAAGATTCGTATTTACTTCTGTCTTCGTAATATTTTTCTTTTATATCGTTTCTCGCATCTCGTTTTATTTCAAACTGAGTTACATCTCTGTTGTATTCTTCCCAACAAATATTTTTGGCTTCTTGAAAGAGCTGTAGCCTGAGCTCATAAGGATTTGCTCCCATAATAGTCTCCTTGTATTTTAATAGTGCAGTTGTGCGTGTGTGCAACAAGTTTTTTTATTCTGCAGTATTATATATAAAGTTTTTATGGATTAACTACTTCGGTGCTTTCGGTTTTCGCTAAATCAGGTGCAAGATAACTAGAACTTTTGTCATATTTTAATATATCTCTCATATCATTAATGAATAATTGTAAATATGATGGTTTCAAAACATCTATTTCTCTTTTTCTTTCATTTTGCATGTATTCATGCTGTAAATTAGTAACTGCTGCAGCAATACCATCAGTCAATACTGTGAATTCATCTTTATCATCTAATTGACGATATCCACTATCAGATCTTAATGTATATCTCGTTGAGCTTGGATATTTGTGATTAGTTCCATCAATTTTAAAATCTTTATCTACAATTAAATTAGGAGGGAGTATCTGCCTTGCTTGTTCGTCTCTTATTTCAAAGGTTTCATAATGATGTATTTTATTCATTTCTTCTTCACTACCATATTTACCTAGTGCGTAATCATAAACTTGGTAATCTTGTAATGGCCATTGATCGTTTATATTTGTTATTCCAGCACATAATACTATCACATAGTCTAATCTAGGATCTCCATATAATGCACTTGCAATTGTGTCAGGGCGATCACCATCACCAACTACAAATTTATTGAAAAATGTGACATATTCTCTTAAATGCTCTTGTATTCGTGTTCTTCTGAATATATTTTTAATTACAATATAATCTCCAGAAGAATTTTTATGAGATAGTGGAGATTGATAAAGTAAATTTGGAAATTCGTTAAAATATGACATTAGAAACCTACCCCAGATCCTGATGTTGCTTGTGCATAATCTTCATGATAAATTGGGTTAATTTCTTTAAATGTTAAATTCATTCTTATATTGACTGGTGTACCATCATTATATGAGGCATAGGTTCCAGCGTTTGTATAGTTAACTGACATTCCAGTGAGAGCACATAATTTAAAACGATTTAAAAATGGATGATTTTTTCCATCTTTCAAATAATCTAATTGAAACAAATCTGGAGATTTTAAAAATATACCTTGAGCACTTCCATTAAACTCACCTGCTTTCGCTGCCATTGACATTTTTAACGAACGAATGATTCCTTTTACTACATCTGCTTCTTTTGGATTACGTGGAGAAAATGTAAAACTAAAAGGAAATGATCTTAAATTTACACCTGAAAATAATAATTCAAGATTATTATTCAAAATTTGACCACTTGACCTTGCCACAACACTTTGTGATGAAACTTGAGATCCTAAAGCATTAATAGCTTTTCCTGAAATAGCAGCTCTTAGAGCAGATTGTGTATCAGGAGTTAATCCAGGTACATTTACACCCTCATTAAGCATGGTAACAGCAGCTTGTGCTATGTCACCAACACCATCTTCCATAGCTCTTTGTGCTACAGACAAAGTTGCTATTTCAAGAGCATTCATACGATCTTCACCCCAAGTTACAGAGTTTGAATCGTTTATTTCTTGAGGAATAGGAAGTTCAATATAGTACTTTGTTTTTGTATTTTGACTTATTCTAGAATTAGCATCAGTAAAATCAGTGTCTAATGATATTCCATCAGTATATCCTAAATTAGCTTTATCTTCCTTAGTGGCGATGCTTACGTCTCCTGTTGCAATATTTTCTTTAAATACTCCTTTTACAGTAACACCAAAACCCGATCCATCCTGTGGTGGTACGTACTCAACACATTTTATTCTTAAAGTATCTCCCGTTTTTTCATCTGCAGATCTTGCAATAGGGTATGAGAGGTACTTGTCCTTTCCACTATTTTTACCTCTTTCTGTTCTTTTTGTAAATTTTGACTGACCAACTAATTTATGTGCAGCTGTTTGTCTTGCATTTTCATCTAATCCAAGACCTTCTAGATTTTTATATGCTTTATTTAATTGATTTTGTGCTTCTGGATCTGGTAGCCAAGTTCCTAGTGCCATTTATATCGACCTTATTTTTTAACTATTTAGTATGATTTTGACAAAAGGCAGAGTTCTTAAATCTCTTAACTCCATTTCATCAACTTTATACAAACCACCGACTACTTCTGGAAATGTATATTGCCTCATTTCCCCCCAATGATAATTCAATCCTTTGAATCCCCATTGAAAAACCTCAGTCACAGCAACAAGAGGGTGTGAGTCATATGCAATACCAGGTGTCTTCGCACGATATACAAAAACATAAAAATTACCTGCTTCAGGCACGTTACTTCCTTCAGTCAGGACACCTAATACTTCTGTTGCTAAATCATCGGGACTTTCTGTTCCGATAAGATTTTTCATTATGGGATCTATACGACTCATATGTCTAACTCTTTTTCTGTAATAACTTTAAACTCCCACATTCGGTCAGCACAATATTCTCTTGCTGCTTTCCATTTTGCTTGGTTTCTTGCATATTCAAATGCTTCACGAATGTAACCTTTGGTTTGTCTCTTTGGTTTCTTAGGTTTAGTTGTTTGTTTGAGAGGTTTAACTTCAATCAGGTATCTTTTTATTTTACCTGTATTCTCTTGAACTTTGATATAAAAATCTGGAAAGTAACGATGAACTCGACTATCGTGTGGAGATATGTAAGGTAATGCTATTTCTTCACTTCCCCATTCTAAAATTTTTGCATTTTTATCACAATATACCATAAACTTTCTTTCCCAAAGTGACCTGTAAATGATATTAGTTGGATCACCTTTGTATTTTCTAGGAAAGGATGGATAGTATTTTCCCTTATAAGCCATCTAAATAACTATACTATAGTTGTATTTAGAGTGCCAGCACCAAGACCGAGGAAAATATCAGATATAATGCCTAAGTTACAAAATGTAGCTCAGACATCAAAGTTTCTAGTAAAATTTGCATTACCCCCTACTTCATTAAGAAGATTTATGAGGCAGAAGGGTATAAATGACCGTTTCATATCAGATAATGTTGGACTGTTATGTAGCGATGCGGTATTACCAGGTAGTGCATTAGCATCATTAAATACTGCTGGAGATTTCCAAGGTGTAGTAGAAAGATTTGCACATACTCGTAATTTTACTCAGATAAATTTTGAATTTTATGTTGATAATGATTATAAGTCACTAAAATTTTTAGAACATTGGATGGAATATATTTCAGGTTCATCAAGTGCTGATCCAGTTAGAGATTCATATTATTTTAATATGAGATATCCAGAAGATTATAAATCTAATGACACTAGAATTGTTAAATTTGAGGCAAACCATTTTCAATTTTTAGAATATCGTTTTATCGGTTTGTTTCCATTATCATTGAATTCAACAAGAGTTTCTTATCAAAATTCACAGGTTCTTAAGGCAACTGCATCATTTAGTTATGACAGATATGTATGTGGTGAGTCATCATCTCTTGCAAGAGCGTTAGGAATTGATATGAATAAAAAGAGAAGGGGACCTACTAATGATGGTATAAGTCGAAACACACTAGGATTTTTAAATGAAGTACAAAGTGGATTACCTTTATTAAATGAAGATGTAGCATATACACTGTCATCAGATTTCACTAGAGTTAGAACAGGTTCTGCAACTACTCGTTTTGGTTTTCGTAATGCTGCTGAGTTAAACAATTTCATAGGTTCATAAAATAAGTTTTTAAAACCACTATAAATAATCACATTGAAGTGCTTAGAATATTATGCCTTTACCAACCATTTCAACTCCAACGTATGAGTTAACTTTACCATCTTCTGAGAGAAAAATTAAATTTAGACCCTTTCTTGTGAAAGAGGAAAAAATATTAATTTTAGCAATGGAATCACAAGATTCAAAACAAATTGCAACAGCAGTCAAAGATGTTTTAAAAAAATGTATATTAACAAGGGGTACAAAAGTTGAAAAACTTTCTACCTTTGATATTGAATATTTGTTCTTAAATATTCGTGGAAAATCAGTGGGTGAAGATATCGAAGTTATGGTAACTTGTCCTGATGATAAAAAAACCCAAGTACCCATGTCAATTCACATTGACGATATAAAGGTGCATAAGGAGAAAGATCACGAACGTGACATCAAACTAGATGACACATATACATTGAGAATGAAATATCCTTCACTGGACGAATTTATTAAAAATAATTTTGGTGCTGTTGAAAATATGAATGTTGATGATACATTTGATTTAATTTCATCATGTGTCGATCAAGTTTTTTCTGAAGAAGAAAGTTGGGCATCAGAGGATTGTTCAAAGAAAGAATTAAATGATTTTATTGAGTCACTTAATTCAGTGCAATTTAAAAAGGTTGAGAAATTTTTTGAAACCATGCCTAAATTAACTCATACTGTGAAAGTAATTAATCCTAACACAAAAGTTGAGAGTGAAATTACAATAGAGGGGCTGCAGAATTTTTTCGCATAAGTATGGCACATGAAGATCTTGTGTCAT